AGACGCACAAGTAAAAGCAACAAGAGATGGAGGAGTATGAGTAAATTTATAGACGTAAAATCACACAACAAAACTGTATTACCTAAAGATTTTAAAATGAATAGCATTCAAAAATCTCCAAAAATCAGTGAAATATCAGATGGTATGTTAGGATTCGAATTCGATGGACAATATATAGTCGATCCTACAATGGACGAAACAGGGAGATATCCTGTTGATGGACAGAAATATTATAATATATCAAAAGTAGATGTTTCAAGAATGATAAAGAAAAACATGCCTCAGATATACAAAGATTATCCAGAATGGAAAAATAAATAAAATACAATCTAGATTTACATTCATAAAATAATCGCTATATTAGGATAAATATGGCGATAACAATAGACCAGATACATCAAACAAATGAAGCAACCTTATCCTCAATGGAAAAGAAGTTCTGTGAGGGTATTGCTGCAGGAAAAGGTAAAAGAAACGCTGCTGTTGACGCAGGTTATTCTGAAACATCAGCTCACGTACAAGCTGCCCGCAACTTAAAGAAAGATAAGATTATCCAGTACATCGATAGATTAAGGGTTGATGCTAGGCGCTTGACAAGTGAGTCTGTGTCAAAAGAGGTAGAGAAGCTTGACATTGTGTACAAAGATGCTTGTGCCAAAAAACAATATTCCGCAGCGGTCAATGCGATAAGGTTAAAGTCTCAGTTGTTGGGGTTCCTTGTTGAAAAGAAAGAAGTACAACATAGTACACTTGACGCAATGAACGATGATGACTTGACGACATACCTAGACAAGATAGAGAAAGACCACAACATACAATAATATAATATAACACGCAACATACAATAACACGCCGCCGCAGTCCTTGACTTGATTGACTTGACTTGTGGTGCTTGTGCCTAGTGGATCAGTAGGGATCAAAAGATTACAGGATCAAGATGGAGCAACGAGGATCAGGAGTATATATATCAACAACAAAATAATTATTATCTTGTTTAATTGTGTAGAAAAATATATATACTGTACAGATATTAACTAAAACAGAAAGTAGAAATATATGACAAAGTTAGTAGAAAACAAAATACCTCTATCATTTAGAGGAATAGCGGACAAAAGAGTTCTTTTTAGATTGTTCAATCCTAAAAGAAATAAATCTAAGTCTTTCAACATTTATGAAAAAGCTAGACTTAGTTCAACTATCAAGCAAGCCTTCGATAACGACTATAGAAAAGTGGATATTGAATACGATACAACTGCTAACCTTAGATTTAAAAAAGCTAATGTGTTAATAGATGTGCCTCAGTATATCAATAAATCTAAAAAGAAGCTCTATGAGGAAATGCTCTCATCTAACAGAGAGTTTATCAAAAAAAATAAAGTACCTCAAAGTATTATAGACAATCAAAAATACTTCGAGCAAATCGTATCACAGTTATAATAATCCTAAATTAGGGAGCGAGAAATCGCTCCCTTGACTTGACTTGATTGACTTGATCACCGTTGATCAAGGAGGAAAGAAAAAAGTATTGATCAGCAGGGATCAGGATATAATAAAAAAATTGTTAGAAAAAGCTCTAAACAATTCCGTACGTTAAAATTTAATAATAAAAATAAAAACGTATAATTGTGCGAATAAAAATATATTAATTAATTTTATTAATTAAAAAGAAAGAAAAACTAATTATGATTTTATACTTTAAAGACTTATTATTAATTCTATTAGCTTTATTATTTATAGTAGTTATTTATTAACTAATATGAAATTCTACTTATACTAGAATAATAAGAATAGAGAGAAAACGAAACGAGAACAAAATAAATTCTACTTATACTAGAATATACGTTTTTTTTATTTTACTTTTATTAAAAAATTTAGTAAATTTTATTATCTTTTAAAAATAAAATCTTTTTATAATTAAAAGAGTTTTTAAAAGAAATAGAAAGTAGAAAAAAAGATGAAAAAAATAGAAACTAAAATAGAAGAAAATAAAGTAGCTTTATCTTTTAGAGAAAAGTTAGATACTCGAATTTTATTTCGTTTATTTAATACTAAAAGAAATAAATCTAAATCTTTTAATATTTACGAAAAAGCGAAATTTTCGACTAATATTAAAGACGTATTTAATAATAGCTATCGTAAAATCGATATAGATTACGATACTACGATTAATAATAGATTTAAAAAAGCTAACTTATTAATAGATATTAATTCTTATTTAGAAAAATCTAAGAAAGAATTATATTTAGATTTAATTAATTCTAATAAAGAATTTATTAAGACTAATAAAGTATCTAACGAAATTTTAGAGAATATAAAATATTTCGAAAATAAAGTTAATAGTCTTTAAACTTAACTAAATAATCTAAGCGACTATTATTAATTTAATAGTCGCTTTTTTTTTATTCTTTTTATTCTAAAATTTTTTTTTCTCTTTAATAATTAGCTAAAATAAAAACGTATTAAGTTTAATTAGATTTAATCGTATAAAGTTTAAAAACGAAATCTACTCTTTAGTAGAGAAAGATAGAGAAAGAGTGATGAATGGCTTAAATGTGTATAAATTTTTGTGTAAAAAAAAATTTTTTTTTATATAAGTTTATATAAAAGAACTAGGCGATATTCATTGGTAGGGAGACTTACTTGAATAGGGGTGATGGTGGGCAACTTTTTTGTTTCTATAGTATCTAAAACGAAATAAATAAACATATGACTATTTCAATTTTGCTTCCTACAAGAAAAAGGATATCTTTGCTTAAAAAATGTAGAGAATCATTATTAGATAATGCTTCAGATCCCTCAAAAATTCAACTACTTTATGGAGTAGATGATGACGATCAAGCTACAATAGATTTTTTAAAAGAAGATAAACATCCAGCTAGGTCTGTAATAAAATTTCCAAGACAAGGATATGAGAACTTACATTTGTATAATAATGCTCTAGGAGCCTATGCTCAAGGTAATTGGATAATGTTCTTTAATGACGATGCGATTATGGAAACTAAAAATTGGGATTTAGAAATCGGTAAGTTTGATGGACAATTCAAGCTTCTTAAAGTAAAAGAACAAACAGGACATCCTTATAGTATCTTTCCCATTATACCCTACGATTGGTTTAGATGTTTAGATCACATAAGTCTTCATGGTCAAAATGATGCATGGGTCTCTGAGGTTGCTTACATGTTAGATATAATGCAAGACGTTGATATAAAAGTTTTTCATGATAGAGCAGATATTACTGGTAACAATAATGACGAAGTCTTTAAAGAAAGAACTTATAAAGAAGGGAACCCTGATCAAGAAGGTGATCTTCATCATCAAAAAATGATAAATGCAAGATTTGCAGACGCAAGTAAGTTAGCATGGTTCTTAGATAAAATTGGACAATCTTCTTTACATTGGAAAAAAATTACTAAAAAAGAGATTAAACCATTTATTAAATTAGAAGAAAAATTTTTAGAGTATCAAAAAGCTGGTGCAATAGGAGCCGGGAAACAAAATGCAAAAATCTCAGATCAAGGAAAAGTTAAAGTCAGCTATTCAGATATATAAAAAAACTAAAGATCCAAGAGCTTCAGAAGTCATTGAACATTTAACTAAGATACTATCAACTTCTAAATCGAGAGATAATCTTTTAGATTATGCAAAGCATGTCTATCCTGGATACAAGGATCCCGCACATATACAATTAATTGCAAAAAATTTAGAAGCTTTAGAAAAAGGAGAGATAAATAGATTAGCAGTCTTTATGCCACCAAGGCATGGAAAGTCTATGCTATGTTCAGAATTCTTTCCAGCATGGTATCTAGGAAATAATCCTAAAGAGTTTGTTATTCAATCTACCTATGCTCAAGAACTAGCTGATGACTTTGGTCGTAAAGTTCGTAACCAGATAGCTTCTCCAGATTTTAATAGTGTATTCCCTCAAGTTGGTCTGCGTGCTGATTCAAGTTCAGCTAAACGATTTCACACTATGCAAGGTGGAACTTATTCTGCTGTTGGTGC